CTAATACAGAAGTTGCTGTTACATTACCTGTTAAATCACCAGTCACATTACCTGTAACATCTCCTGTAACGTCTCCAGTTAAATCTCCAGTCACATTACCTGTTACATTCCCCGTTACGTTCCCAGTTAGGTTACCAGTTACATTTCCAGTTACATCTCCAGTCAAGTCGCCTGTTACGTCACCTGTTACATTACCAGTAACGTCACCTGTTACATTACCAGTAACGTCTCCAGTAACATTACCAGTTAGATTGCCTGTGACATTACCAGTTATATTTCCTGTTACGTTTCCTTCTAAATTAGAAACTAACGTAGCTACAGCATATCCTGTTCCACTTGTGTTTACTGTTGTAGTAGGTTCTTCTTGTAAATCTTTGAATAAATGAAACTTAGTATCTGAAGCGCTTCTGTAAAGTCCAGCATATAAATCCTGAGATCCTGAAGTGTCATATAAACCATAAAATCCTAGATCAACAAGATCTGAGGTATTATTATCATTACCTACAATGATTAGTGGATCCTTGACACTTAAGGTGTCAGTATCCACAGTAGTAGTAGTTCCTTCAACAAGTAAATCTCCTGTCACTGTTAAATCTCCTCCTATCTTAGAATTACCGGAGACTTGAAATGTAGTAGTAGGTGAAACTCCTATACCTATTCTACTTGTTGATATATATAAAGGTGTGTTTGTACCAACACCATCTGTAATTTGTTTTGCACTAGATGTTATGATTCCGTTATCAGTTGCTTTTAAGAGCGAATCATAAGTATCAGATATTCTAGTTCCTGTTAAAGTAGCTCCCATAAATATCTATTTATTTTTGTTGTTTTGTTTATTAAGTATTTTATCAATAAATACTTTTAATTTAACTACATTCTCCTGTTTAGGTTTATAAGTATTTTTTTTACTTATCATAAAACCCATCCATTAAAATTTTCATTCTTGTCAGGATACATTCCATCTTCATTAACATCATTGTATTCTGGATATGAATTATTATTATTATCCATATAATCTAAGAATCTTCTAACATAAAACTCAGCCTTATCTCTAGAGCTATCTACTAAAGATTTAATTTCTTGCATCGAAGGAGTCTCTGAAGACTCACTTCGATGTCTAAAGACACCTCCGTTACTAACTTGATATGAAGCAAACATATAATAGTCACTTTGTGCAAACCATATTAGCATTGGTGTTAAGTAGTCGTTTAGGAGTGTTTTATAAACTGCATTACCAGAATCGTCAATAGTATCGTTTACTATTAATGATGATATTTTATCATATAATTTAGTTCCTAGATAATTTTGAATATGAATGTCCTGAGCCACTTCAATAAACTGAATAAACTTATCAGCATCTACAGCACCTCCAATTATGGATTTTCTTCTTAAATCATCAGTCGTTATGAATAGTGCTTTCATCTTTTTTCTTTTTAAATATTGATTTAACTCTTTCTATGGCAGATAATTTTTCTCCAGTCTCTTCTTCTCTTTTGATTTTAGTCTCAATATTATCAAGTTCAGTAAACTCAATTGGTTGAAGAGTTACAAAATAAAGATTTAAATATATACCATTAAACTCTAAAAGCTTATTAAAGCATTCTAAGAGCTGTTCTTGGAACGGTCTAATAACTATGTTATCCATAAGGATAGAAGCCGTTCTAAGCTCTTCTGCGTTATTCCCAAAGCCTGTATTATCTTTAATACCAAGTAATATTGGCGACACAATTCTATGGCCTAGCATTATCTTCTCTCTAGCTTCATCTGCTAAGAACTGATATTGTGCGTGAGCATCTGGTAAATGTATTGGCTCTATATCTGCTTTTCTTTCTGGATCCTCATTAAACGCTAATATAAATTTACCTGAATTAGAAGTTCCTCCAAATTTATCCTGGATCTTGCCTTCTATTAATTGTTGAGCTTCTTCATCCGGAACACCATTATTAAAATTAATAAGTAAACTTGGCTGTAAACCATTTTTAATATTATTAATATGGTAATTAGATACTTCTTCTTCTAAAGAAGAGTATTGTAAAGATCCGTGATAGTCAACTGGAGCATAGTAATAAAATCCAGACCTATACGGTTTAATGACGTAAAGCTCTCTGTATTCGCTTTTACTTCCATAACCAAAAGCAGGAATTCTTTTAGGTTTATCGCTTGTTTTTATATCAGTCCATTTAGGATGGTAGTAATAACCTTTTATTTGTCCTTTATCTGCTTTCTCAGCTCTAATAGTTTCCATTGGAAAATGAGTAACACTAGTTATAGCCGTTTTAGATTTATTATAAACGATTTGCATTGCAGCTTGCCCAAGTAATTTATAATCATTTACAATTCTTTTTACTTGGTCTCCTTTTATAAGATCTTTCATTTTAGCATACATTTCAGGTTTCTCCTGATTATCTGTAGCATCTATACCTCTACCGTAGATCATATCTACGATACCATTTATACAACAAGAATTTGTTGGACTACTTAAGTAAAGGTTTATTAAGTTGTCAAAATAATCATTGTCCTCTCCATAAGTCACCCATTCTTTATTATAATGTTCTTTTATTTCTGGTGTGGTATAACCTTGTAGATTAACAACTCTAATATTATTTTTATATGTTTTCTTTTTACTCATATTATATTGTTATATATTTTTGTCCTGAAGGGGAAGCAGTATGTTCGTCATACTTTCCTGTGTTTAATGTATGAGGAATAGTTCTGTCGGTTTGAGCTGTACAATACGCCTTATCTCTATATAATAAGCTTCCTGATCTTGTTACTTCTATATAATACATTTTGCTTTCAGATAAAATGCTAAAAGTACAAGGTATTTCTATAAAGTTTCCACTATACGTTGCTGTTAGGCCTGTTAGTGTTTCTGTTTTTCTAGTACCGTCTTCTGTAATTTTTAATTGTACATTACTATCTTCTAAATAAGATCTAGGTACAATCTTAATTGTTTGAGAAGTTGATACTGGTAATAGTATTATCATATATAGTTAATCAAAAAAAACCTATTTTGTTTTAAACAAAAAAGCCCCACTAAAAAAGTGAGGCTTTTTATAAATTAAGGATTGATTAGTTTCCTCCTCCTGGTATTCCTGATGGATCATCATCAACATCTACGTCAGTAGCAACTCCAGGTGTAACTGTAATTGTACTTGCATCTCCTAAAGTCAGTTGAGTATCTGTTTCAGCAGTAACAGAAATAAAGTTAGCAGGTTGTCTTTCTTGACCAGATAAAGTCAAACTGTATCCGCTTAGATCTCCCATTGCAGATCCAGTAGATATAGTCCCTCCAGTCACATCAGCTCCGTGTTCATTACCTACATAGAAATAATTATCGTTATTATCTTTTACGATAATGTGTGGTCTTCCAAAAGACAATAATTTAATTTCTTTATGGTCTTTTAATGTTAATTTAGGTAAAACTAATGTTAGAACTTGCTCAAAGAATGTTCCTCCAGTATCAGTAGAAGAATTAATTGTTTGCTCTAAATTAGAATTGCCTTTAAGATCGTATCTGTAAGCAGTAAGTCCAGATCCAAGCCCATCAATTTCATCTGTATTAGTACTATCATAAGTAACATCAGTTGTACCATAATTAATGAAATAAACGGCTTTTATACCTCCTACTGAGTCTTTACACGGTCTTTGTCTTCCTTGTGTTAAATCGCAACTCATATTATTATTTTTTTATATTAAAAAGGCGGCGTTAGCCGCCCTTTTGTTAAACATCTATTTTATTTATTATGCTAATGTAAGTAATGATAAATCACTTCCAATACCATACTGAACTCCACTTGTAAACCTCATAACTATTCTTACGTTTTGAGATCCGTCAAGATCAGCCATATCGATAACTTTTACTTCATTGTGGTCAGATAATAATCCTGTTCCGAAGAATAAGTTAGATTTTTCACCTCCAACAATGTGGTCAGATGGCATACCTGGAGTATAAACAACCTCAATACCTTCGAAAGATAATGAAGCATTGTTGTTATACCATTGGTTTCCTTCAGCTTTGTAACCAGCAGCACCTAATCCGTTAGCACCATATCCACCTAAGTGTCTGATATAAGCTTGCCAAGCAGCTGGCGGTACAAATAATTTTAAGTCTTCTTTTCCGTAAACTGCGCTAGGAATTGAATCTACAACGTTACTTAATAAAGTAACAATGTTAGAAGAAGTAAATGAAGTTTCAGATCCGTTAGCAGCGTCATTAACATCAGAATCAGCAGCCATAAGAACTGTAAATCCGTCAAATTCACCAGCGTTTCCGTTTACACCGCCCCAGATATTTTGCTCAGTTTTCTCAGCAACTTTAGAAGCAACGTGACCGATTAAGAAATCAGAAAATTTAGGAGGCAATTGATCAAATGAAGAATATCCCATTTGAATAGCTTCCCAGTCAGATCTAAAGTCTTTTTTACAAAGCTCTAGGTTTACTTGGAATTCTTCTGGTTGAAGGATTCTTTCAGTTAATGTAATTGCGCCTGTGTCAGTAAAATCACAAGAAGCGTCTTTAATTAAGTTTGCATCTGTTGCAACTTTTTTAATTACCTCTTTGTATTTTACGTTTGGTTTAATTTCAATGCTCCCTTTGTCAAGTGTAGCACCTGATAATAAAGCAGCAGAAATATACTTACCTGCAAATTCTCCAGCGTAAGTAGTTGTAATTGAAGTAGTAGTAGCCATTTTTTATTTATTTAATTTTAATTATTTACGATATTTTACTTAGAACTCTATCCATTAAAGTTTTAGTTCTATTTTGAGCATAAAGATTTAAACTCTTTTTCTCTACAGAAGATTCAGGATCGTGAGCGATCGGTTCAACTGCTGGTTCTTGAGAAGATAATTGTTCTGGAACTTCAGGCATATCTTCTTGCATTTTAAGACTATCCACTAAAGCTTTCATTTCAGCCATAGCTTTTTCTAGATCTTCTTTTGTTGCATACTTAGACATAGGATCTTCTTTTACCTCTTCGATAATTTCATCCTCTTCTAATTTTTTCTTATCATCATAAGAAGCTTCAACCTCTTCAGATAATTCAGTTTCTGATTCAGTATTTTCTACTTCTTTGACTTCTTCACTTAGAACAACTTCTTGTTCTTTTACTTCTATTTCAGAAGCTTCACTTTTAATCTCCATTTCAGGAGCCTTAGAATCGCCTTCTTCACTAAGAAGAACGTTTCTGAATTTTTCTACGATATCTTTTGCATTCATAATAAAATTTTATATATATAGTTAATTAATTAGTTATCTGTCTGTTGTATTTTTAAGCTTTTTTCTGAATTATAAACCATTCAACGCCGTCTGACCATACTTGTATACCTTCAAACTCTTTATTGATTACATAGGCGCTTGTAGAGCCATCTAATGTTTCTGAGTTTATAGGAGTTAATTCTACCCTTGTCGCATTGTTAAATCCTCCGTTAGAAATAAATCTCATAAGTCTATTAGTATTGTCTGAAGCAGAAGGTAAGTTTAAAGTCATAGTTCCATTAGCTCCACTCCAAGATAATCTTATAAGCATAGAATCAGAATAAGTAGAATCTGATAAATTTACTGTATCTCCATCAGATACTGTAATATTGCTAGGAACTAAATAGTTCTCTAAGTGACTTACTGTAGCTTTTTTAGTTTCTCCTCCTTGAACTACAGCAAGAACATCACTAGGCTGAACTGATGATACTGAATTTAATTGTGATATTTTTTTTGACATTATTTATAATTTTATATTGTTACCGTTTTCTTGTAGTATGTTACCTCCTGATTCTAATAACAATACTCCATCTCCATATATTTTTCCTACTCCTTGAGCTTGTAAAGATCCATCACAGCATTTTCTTGAATAAGTACCATCTGGACATAAACATCCTCTTCTATTAGATCTAGGTGTTGCTCTTCCTGGAGTTTTAAACTTTCTTGCCATAATTTTATTTTATAGGTACGCAGTTAGGTACTTTTCTACCATCTTTATCTTTCATTCCTATTTGCTCATATCCTTCTTGACAAGGCAATTTTAATGAATGTTTTTCACAAGGCATATACCATATCCTACCTTCAAACTCGTGTTCGTGATGACCTTGACATCCAAAATCTTCAGCTGCTATTTCAGCAGATTCAATAGTAGAATAAGCTAATCTATCTCCTATAATTGCATACTCTTCATCAACTATCATAGATTTTAATTCTAATTCGCCAAGTTCTCTCAACTTGCCTCTTGACCAATTTAATCCTGCTTTACCACCCCATAATAAATAAGATATAGTTCCGCAAGCTTTACTATCACTAGGATCATAATAAGTTTCTGCTCTACTTAAATAACTATACATTCTTTTTATGGTAGATAAACTTAGTTTTTCTCCTCTTGCTAATTGTTGCGCTCTAACTTTTCCTACAGAAGTAGCACATTTATTATTTACTTTCTTATTAAGTTCAATTCCTCTTTTAGCATTGTTTCTAACTCCAGATCCATAGTCGCTGTATGTTTCCATATCAACTTCTAATATATCAGTTAATTCTTCTATAATAGATAAAGCTTCTATTTCTTGATCTTGCTCGTATTTAATTGCATCTATAAAGTGACCTTCAATAGAAAATCCTTTTACCTTACCAGACTTAACGTAATTATTCCATACATCGTCATTATTTACTTTCATAGATACCATCCAAGTACCTACAGGTAAATTAAATCCATACTTATTAGACTTGTCTTGTTTCTCATCTTCTATTATCCAAGATTCAACAACAGAAAGCCCATTAAGTTTAATCTCGTGTTCTAAAGTAGAATTGTTTTGATTACCTTTAGTCAAGAAAAGCTCTGAGGCTTTCTTGACGGTATCTTCACTGAAATAAATAAAATATTCTTGTTCACCAAACTTTCTAAATATCTTTTTATTAGGTATTAAAGCTGGCCCCATTATTATTTTTTTATCCTTGTCTACCTCAGCTA